CCGTTGCCGGGCAGTGCGACCGTAAGCTTGATTTCTTTTGTTTTCGCCACCAACGTGCCCGCATCCCAGGATGTTCCGTATTTCACCGCATAATAGGCAATATCGCCTCCGGACGGTGCCGTCCAGGACAGCGTCGCTTTGGATTTATCCTGTGTGGATTGTGTCATAGCCAGACTGGTGACCGCATCCGGTTCCAGCGTGACTTGTTCCACCAGTTGAGCCGCACTGGCACTGTAAAACCCTTCGGCATTAATGGCTTTAATCCAAAACGTGTAACTGCCAGACGACGGCAGCGTATAGCGTGCTGTCGTCGCTTTAGTTTTCGTAATGATAACGGTGCCATCTGCCCATGAATCACCTACTCGTATTTCATAGTATGATAAATCTACCTCTGTATTCGCCGCCCAGTTAAATACGGCAATGGATCGGTCCGCATCACTCTGCTGTGCGGTAAATCCCGTCACATCAGCCGGTTCGCAGGTGATGGATGCCGTCACGGTCGCCTGGGTTGCGGACTCGTTGTCGCTGTTGTCTACGGCGACCACGGCAAATATATATTGCCCGGAGTGATCGGCAGTGTATGTATAGGTCGTATCTGTCAAAATATTGCTATGCAGGACACCATTGACATACACCCGGTACCCTTTCAGGTCGATATCCGTATTGGCTGCCCAGGACAATTTTACCTGGGTGGTATTGGATGTGATTTTTGTTGCTGCAAGGCCGGTAACGTCATTTGGCGGCGCATCCCATCCTGTCATATCTAGACTTTTTTGTGCATATGCGGAGTTTATGCCGCTTTTTGATGCACATACTTTTACATAATACGTTCCCGGAGGATTTACATCTGTAATAGCAGCTATCATCGCCTCCGTAGATCCCCATAGTTCCCAAGTATTCCCATCTTCCGAATAATACACATAAAATTTATCAACATGCTGCCCCGCCACAACATCCCAATTGGCAGTTAAAATATGAATTTTTGTCCCATCTGCCATACAATAATTGGATTCCGTAAGGGCTAAATTTGTGGGCGCATCAAATACAGTAACATTGGAATAATCGACAATCGGATATTTTTCATAGTCGACATCATAAATAGCCTCATCATATTCAATCCCTGTCAAAGTAACCTGGTTGTCTCCGGTTCGTTCCGTTTTGACCACGCGGAATGGCTTTACTACCTTATCCGTAACTCCAATAGCGTATGGATCGTATTGTGTTGGCATAGTAGTCGCATCAAAAGCGGACGCAATTGTAAGAGTATCTGTGGTCGTCTCTTTACTTACACCTACAATAGCCTTTGTTAAAATCGTGTCAGACGTCGACAAACTAACCATGATGGAGTATGAAATACCTGCTTCTAATGTAATGGCTTTATCCAGCGTCACGGTCGTCCCATCAACAGATACAATTCTTCCGGAAGCAGTACCAAGTTGAGGGACCGCATGATTTAATCCCACGATGTCCCCGTATTGGCATACGATACCTGAAATATCACACCCCCAACTTACAGTTTGCAACTGTCGTTCATTGGTCGCCAAATAATAATACGCTTCACGATATGCCTGAGATCGGCGCTTAACTCCAAACAAGGTGACCTTTGCAGTATTATCTTGCACCGTTGTATCTGCCGCATACTTGGGGCTGTATATTTTCATTAAGGTATTTTTAAAATCATTGTCTGTATCGTTGTATGTGACTTCTACAGCTTTAGCCCGATCTTCAATAGATGCAAATTCGCCCTTTACTGTTGATACCGTAGTTTGCCCTTCTCCAAAAATCTGACATATTGTACCAGGTTTATCAACTGATACACCATATTGTGTGCCATGCCGTATAACCGTCGCATGACCTACTGCCGCTGCTTTTTGCGCCGCATTCCACGCCGTTTCTGTACTATTGTAAAAAGCATCAAATTCAAATCTAGCTTCCGTGCCATTGCTGATATCTGGATTACTTACGAGTTCATCCGCATACTCAGCGGCTTCCACCCAATCATCATAATATTGCGTAAAATTAGTTGCCGCACTCCCCTCTACCACATACTCATACTTACCAGTATTAATATTTTTTATATATTTGCATTTATGTAAAATTGCATAGGCCGCCCAAATTGGATTTCTGGCGCTTTTTTCTTCATATTCCGAAGTGGTTGGATTCCATACATATACTGTATTGCGCCATTGCCGCCAGTTTACATTAGGCAAACTACCAGATAACTGGTTTGTAGCCTTAATTCGTAAAGCTACCAATACCTTTCCTGGGCGTGATCGGGCACCATCATAGATATACGCAGATAGCGTATCCCATTGTGCATACGATTGATATCGGGTACCTGTAGGAAGTTGTGTTGCCGTAACGCTGACATCATATTGCCCTGCATCCAAATTAGGAATAACATATGTCCGACGTACTGCTGAATTGGTTCCTTTTGTAATACTATATGTGCCAGAACCCGTGCGAATCGTCGCATTCCCCAATCCATTAAGATAAAATGAAATATACCCATTATTATATGTTTTACCGGGCGTTGCATATCCCATCAGACCATGAATGCTGCCCGTAACAGAACATCTAAGAGAACTACGTGCAATTGTCCACACCTCTTGTTCTGATTCGTTGGCAGATAAATTCTGAATCATATCTGTATTATCCGTAGTGGCTCCATTAGCCCCATTCGGAGTTAGCCAGTTTGTTGTACCTGTTTTGCGATATAGAATATTAAATACGCCTGTCGCATTTTTATAATTTCCTTTGTCATTCACATAGTACAATCCATTAGGGAACTCCAATGTCACCTCTAATTTTTTCGCTTTATTAGTTTCTGTTGTACGGATAATTGTCTTTCCATGTGCCAATTCCATGCCTACATTTTGATCTAACACAGTGTCTGGGAACAGGGAAATGGGGCTTTGATCATTTGTTCCTAGCCTTGTTTCAATTTGCACATCGCTGAAGTTTCCAATAGGCGTTGTATCAATGCGAATATCATCGATGCTGTCCACCGGCCCCCATCCTCCGCAAAGCAACATGTTCAAATATTGGACATTACTATCCTGATCGTCACTGTTCACCGTTTCCACGTGTTCCATGAGTAACTGCGGAGTCGGCATTACCTCGCCGAATGTTTCGCCAATGACGCCGCCTTCTGTCGTTTGTACAGTTGGTAAGTTCCATCCATAATTTGTTTCTGAACTATTATTTTTTTGATCAATATGAAATACGCTGTTAATAATCCGTCCACCTAAATACAAAATCGATCCAGATACTAACGCTCTACCAAGTGCTCCTCCAAATGTCGCACCAAATAATCCTTTAGTCCAGACTCCTGCATAGTAGGATAACGCAATCATCGCTACCCAACCAAATATTTTTCTAATGCCTTTCCCTATATGTGGCATGACAATAAGCTGCCCACCACTTTGAGGATAAAATGCAGATGGATTTGAAACATAAAGTCCATTATAATAAATATCTTTTCCTTCCGGATTTAGGTATGAAAAAACCGTCCCATTAGTGAGTGGAACGATTTTTGTTTCTTTCTTTGGCTCAAACGGATTTTTTATTTCTATAATTTGCAATGTATCCGTTGGAATATTTATAACTTCATGTTTCATACGCCGCCTCCATTGGCCAGTAATATCCTATAATTCGCGGTCCCCATCTCTTAATCCGGTCAATTACGACGCCCGTTTCTTCACTGTACGCATGAATAAATTTATCATGAGCCAAATAGATTCCGCAATGATTCGCCCATCCTTCATCGAGCATACGAATCATGACAAGTGCTCCTGCTTCCGGCTTATCTAATTTTTTCCAATCTAAAATACCGGTAGACATACATCGTGCCACTTGCTTTGTCGCCTCAGAACTGCATTGATAATCATGCAAATACATTCCTTGCCTACGGAATAATTCCATTGCCAGGCCCCAACAATCATAAGTATCCGGTCCACGGCCGCCATCTTGAAAAGGCACCCCCACCAAATCATTATACTTAAACACTATTCATTCCTTCTTCCCCGCCGAACCGGGTAGGTATTCGGCATGTATCAACAGTATTATTGCAAGCGCTGCCCGTTCCCGCATAGCCACATCGCACAGATTTAAATTTATACGGGCAGTACTTCGCGGCATATGAAAACATGGGAAACTGATAATGGATTTCCGGAGATGCCGATAATTTGAAAGTCACCCACTGCTCATCATAGGATGTGCTTGCAACCATAAAATCAAACTCATCTAAGGGCGTTGTATTATCCAAATAGTTAGCATGGACAACATAAATGGTAAGGGCAGCTCCCCCGAATCCATTGTATTCTTGCAAATATTTCTGCAACAACCCTCCCGCATTGCTAACGGTAATAGACAAACTAGGTTCTTCTTTATTATCTACTGTATTGTTTCCAACATTTAACGGATATGCAGTCCATACCTCGCCATTCCAGTTTATATCCTCATTATTTCTTGCCATATAAATTGGATCCAACGATCCATATACCATTTTCACCAATATCAAAAATGGTGCGTCACTGGCAAGTTTATTTTTTTCAAGTATTGCCGCATTTGGCCATTTCAGCATGGGTTATACCTCCTCGAAAGTAAGACTTACTACATACCCATCCGGTGGTAACTTGTTAGTGTATGAAAATTTACCTGTAAATCGTACCGTATACTCCTTTCCGTCATCGTAATCCGTGAATTGAAACATTTCCGAAGTTCGCACAGATAGCCAAAAGTCTCGAATGATATTGAAATCAGCCGCAGATAACATCGTCCACGTATATGTCCATGTCCGTATGACTCGTGTAGTACGGGGGCGCGTTACCTTATAATTAGCATCTGTCGTAGACGATATTGTACTATCACTGACAGACCCATTATATGTATCTCCGGAATCGCTAGCATATGGTATTTTGGGTTCCGGAATGTTTTTTGGAAAGACATAAGTACTCATCGTGTCGCCCCCAGTGCTTGTTTTAAACGGGTTAAACTTCCATCTTTATTACTTAGCATATTTTCTATCGTAAAATTATATATCTGCTCTCCTGTATCCTCATTTGTGTTCACCGACTCAACACTTACCTGCGCATCCGAATTATTATTAATATTGATCACGGGAGCAGTACTTTTCCCAACTTTCATATTCTGACTGATATGGCTTGCAAGATTACTATAGGTATTATTATTTAATGGGAATACTCCTTCCGCATCCTTTCCTTCGCCAATCAAGCTCAATGTTGGGGCTGTAATTACTCCTCCATCTGCAAACGCAAATGTAGGAAGCGTTATTCCGGCATTATCTAAAATGCTTTCTTGACTAAAACTATTACTTCCTGCCCACGAAGTATTCAACCCACTAAGAAGACTCCCAGTAGACCCACTCGTTAAATTAGATCCGAAAATGGACGATGTTAATCGCGAAGCCGCCGCCTGGGCTACAATCTTCATTAATGTGCTGATAACCAAATTTCCAAAACTTTGTACTAGCTTGCTTACACTGGTAATATTAGTTCCCAGTCCGCTAAATATATTGTCAAGCCCTCCTGCAATGGATTCTGCCGCCGTTTCCGTTACAGAAAGCAGACTAAGATCGCTTTGTTTAGCCAATGTAACATATTCTTGCAATGCTTTTTTCTGTGCTTCCCATGTTGCGGTTTCTTGCCGGCGTGGATCATTTTGCACAAGATCTACTACTGCATTGGCATCATTATTATTAACAGCCCACTGAAGTTGCTGATTGTAGCTGTCACGCATCGCATCATCACGTTTTTTAGCGGCAGCCAAATATTGTGCCGTCGCCCATTCGTTTACCGCAACCGCTGCTTGAACATCCCCCTTGCTTTGTTCAACTTCCTTTAATCTTGCCGCCCGTTCCTTATCGATTGCAAAAACAGTGTTATCATATTCAGCATTTGCCAAATCTTTATAGTCACCATAAATCTCCGCATTTGTTTTTGCCAAATCTTCTTTTAATTTAGACCATCGTTCACGCCAAGCCTGTGTTACTTTTTCGATTTCCGATGCCTGATATTGGCCTAGTAGCCCCTGTGCCTTACTAGTATTAATCGTACTGTCAACTTTTTTTAACTTATCAATTTCTTCTTGGAATTTTCTGACAGAAACTACCACTTTCCCAATCCCAGTTTCATATGCTGTACCTGTATCTGACAAGATATTTTGTTGCAGTGATGCTTCTAAATCTGCAAGAGATTTTTTAGCTTGATCAACTTGTTTTTGATGTTCAAGTATTTTACTGGCAATACTTTTTTCATCAACCTGACTCCCCATATTGGTAGCTAAAGATTCAGCATTGGCTGCTTTTTGATCACGTATATCTTGTGTTCCTTCTGATCTTGTAATATATTTATCAATCAGTTTAGCAAAATTACCTGGGGAAAAATCGCCAGATGCCTGTGCATCTCTCATCACACTTTGATAATTGTCTTTTTCTGTATTCTGTAATTCCCATACAGCAAAGGCTTCCTGCGTACCTAAATCACTAGGGCTTGAATAGTTATTTGCCGCAAACTGCTGCAATAACGGCTCTCTGTCAAGCCATTGGGAAATTCCATATGCGCCACTGCTTGGATTAACTGCTTGTGGATTGAGGTCTTCTGTATTTCCCCCAGACTCCAGCATTAAACCACCTGCATACCCTAACGAAAAATTCCGATCATATCCTTGCTGCACTAAAAAATTAACAAAATCAGCAGCATTTGATTTATCTGTTTTATCTTTAGCCGCTTTCTCTGGTTTGATTTTATTTCCATTACCGTCAAGTCCCGCATCTGAATATGCCTGACTTAGTCGATCTTCGGCTTCTTTTGCTTTCTGTTCAGCAGCATCCATATTTAATTGAGCTACGTAATCTGTATCTGATTTATGATTATCAAACCATTTTACATTTAATTGGGAAATTTTATCTTGATCAGTTTCCGGCAAATCAGAATCTGACGCCCCGACCCCCGATCCTGTAGGGTCATCAATCAATGCTTGATTTCTATTCTCCGATTGCTTGTAAAAATACCCATTCTTCTGTATATATTTTGACCCATCATCCAATACATATGTTTCGTTTTCAATTTCCTTATCTTTAGCATGAAAATATTGGTAAGCACAATACGCAGCATATAAAGCCGCCGCAGCTACCCCCATCCATCCACCTGCCATTGCTAATAATGCGGTTGACACGTGCTCTATCATAGACGGCAATCTTGACATAACAGATGCCGTTTTTGTTCCACTAGCTACCGCTTTGGCTCCGGAAACCTCATGTGCCGCACCTAATTTTTCTGTAGCCGATTCTGTTTTGCTTATACTCCCTTGCGCTACAGCATTCGCGATCGCAGTTGTTTCTCCTTCAGCAGTTGCCGATGCACCAACAGCCGCATTACTTGCTATAACAGCTTCATTACTGGTAATTTTTTCTACATCTGACAATTTTTTCATTCCTGCAGCTTCTTCTGCGGCCGCACCAGTAAGTGTTTCAGATTCAGAGACTGCAACGTTGCTGGCTATCACCGTGTCATTGCTGGCTGTTTTTTCTGCGTTCGCCGCTACCTTCTGTGCGGCTGATGCGGTTGCCGCTACCGTAGTGCTTTCCAGTGATCCGGCCACCGATACGGCACTTTCTTCTGCCGCTACATTAATTTGGATAAAGGCTTCCGTCATAGCTGTTCGGATAGTATTGGCTTCTTCTGTAGAACGAATAGCAATTTCCGTAAATTTCTGAGATAAAAAAGCAGCCGTTTCTTCTGCCGACATATTTTGTTGCTGAGCGGTTTTAACCGCATCTTTACGCATGGTATCATACGCTTTTTCACTGGCCCGTACGGATCGGTTGATTTGCTGTTCCTGTGATTTATTAAGACTTGGCTCCTCCATCTTAGGCGCTGTCGACTGCCATGCATTGCCAACGACGCCAGTTATTGTCTGAACGGCATTGACGCCTGTTCTCGCCATTTTCATAGCTTCATAAACAGCTAGTAACTTAGCTACTTCAATAACGGTTTGGCTGATAGCCGTTTTATTTTTTGCAATCCACTCCGCGGAATCGCGTAAATACGGCATTATTTCAGGAAGCAACTCCGTGGCCATAGGTGCCAATGCGGCTCCTGCCGCAATTTCCAATTGCCCTAATTGCATTTTCATCTGTTTCATATCTTGCGATGCTTGATGCATTTCCTGTGGATTTAGCCCTATACCCTTAACTTGTGCCGCTGTCTCTGCCGCTTCATTATAATTTTGCAGTGTTTTGGTAAGTTCCATCCCACGAACGCCAAGCGTATTCATGATAAAAGCTTGCCCTTCACCATCTTTTTGTGCTTCTTTGTATCCAGAAGCCAAATTAGCAAGCTGTTGATTTAACGGCAATATTTTTCCGCTAGCATCCGTTAAAGATACGCCATATGCTGCCAATGTGACCTGCGCCTTTTTACTTTCGTCTGAATTACCAGTAAAAGATTTGTCAAGTCGCATAATCGCCCGTGCAGCGGTATCTACACTCCCCCCAGTAAGACTGAGTACCCGGTTCATTTGTACGGCTTCTGTCGTTGACATCTGATACTTACTGGTAAGCTGGTAGACGGCGTCCCCCGCCTGTACTGCTTTATCAATCATAGATGTTAAACCGAATCCACCAGCAGCTAACGCTGCAATTTGTGTGAATCCACCTACCATGTTACTAAGTTTTCCTGTAACGCCTTCGATGGAATTAGAAAACGTATCAATGGGATGGGTATTAAATGCCTTACTGATCGACTGCTGACTTTTATCTAATTCTTTAGACAATCCACTTCCATCAGCACCGATTTTCACTTGTAAGTCTGCAATTGTTGACATAATGCACCTCCTTTCTTATAAATTAAATTGCTTCATAAATTCATCTTTACCTTCTTGTGTTGGCTTATCTTCATCAGGATATAACCCTTCATAAATGCACTTCCATACTTTCATAAAATCGAACTTTGCACCACAAAATGATGCCAGCATCCACGTTGTATAATAGGAGGCTTTCATATCATTCTGTTTCTGTTTATCTAAACAAGCATTTAAAAGAGTATAAAACTCCTTCATCTGTAAGGCATCAAATTGATCTGGAAGCAGATGCAGCAGGCTATATGCAATTTGTTCTACTGTTTCGGCCCATTCTTCTATACTTTGGACTACTTTTTGCTGGGTGGCTTTTCTTTTTCCGTTATCTTTCTGGGGATAAAAAAACCAGTATCATATACGGACAATACAATTTCCGCTCCTAGCGTATCCAAACTATGTTTCCCATCTGCACAATATGCATCAAGTAAATCATATAATTCGTCATCATTTCTAATTTTGTCATGGAATCCATACCGCATGGTGGCCAACATAAAATCAATATTTATCTTGGTAGCCTGGTTTAGTCCCAATACAGTTGAAATGAGTGATTTTCCTATTTCTCGTTCAATTTTCCGCAGATCACCAATAGTAAAATACATGTCATGCGTTTCATTACCAATTTTTATTTGTTTTACAATTTTCATGTCGCCTATCTCCTTTTAAAATAACGGGCACCGGATAAGACCGATGCCCACTTTTTATTTTTATTATGCAGCCGTAATTGTGATTGTAATTGCGATCGTTCCTGTTGCAAATTTGGCGGTTAACATATACGATCCCACATCCAATTTAGCTAAATAGGTCCCTTTAATTGTCAGGGTTCCTCCTGCAAACGTGTAATCTGTATTCGCAATCAGAGGGTTCTCCGCCGCATCTGTCAGCGCTCGAATCGTGCAGTCTGCGGGTGTTACACTTACCGTCTTATCTACGGTTGCTGCTTTAACCGCCGTAAAAGTAGGCGTAGCGATCGCTGCGTCTGTCGTCACTTGCACATCCGAAATAGCCCCATATCCTTCCAACGTAATTTTAATGGTGCTGATTGCATCACTAGCATGGCTATCATCAAATGACGTGATATTTGCATACCCCGTACGATATGACCCATCTGGATATTCCTGCCGAATGTATACCGCCTTACTATTTCTGAAGCAATAATTTAAAATATCAATCGTTTCATCATTAATAACAAATAGCCCATCATAATTGATCGTCCATGACTTCATACCGCCAATCTTTTTAGACCAACCGCCGGAAGATTTATCCGTGCCGTCGAGTGAATCGGCTTTCTGATTCATCGCTGAGTTTTTCTGTCCGCCCACAAGCAGCCATTCTAACGGACTGGTAGACAATGCAATATAGAGCAATGTGTCTTTGCCGGCCACGGCTTTCGTATCCACAGGCGCTTGTGGTAAATTCGTTAAATTTTGTTCTGTTAATGCCATAGATAGAACCTCCTAATCTATTTGTTCAATTAAATATTCCAGCATTACTATGCCATGATAGGCGCTTGTTTGATCTGCGTACGTTTCACATACGGCCTGATATAAGGGGATATTCGCAGCTCCTACCTGCCGATATCCGTCCAGTACTAATTCATAACGAGACACCAGATAGGCAATGTCATCCATAATTCCGTTGATTTCTTTTTTTCCCTGCTGCGCACTCCACACATCCAACTGCTGGCTAATTGCATGCATGGTATGGGTTTTATTCCGATCTACCGGCGTACCGTGAAATTCCCCCAACCATATATACGGCATTGTTTCCGTACCCGTGGGCAGGCTATCATAAACCGGTACGGATTGTCCTTGGCTTACCAGTTGATATATCCCCTTTTGTACCGCATTAAAGGGAATTCGATTAATCAGCATGCTTAATAACCGCCTCCTTAATCGCCGATTCAATGGACGGCCGTACCGTATCCATAGCCGGTTTCATGAACGGATGTGGACTTCTCCGTGGAATTGTTGCTTTAGCCATAAACCAACCGGCTGCACCGGGATGCAGTGCTTTTTTTCGAATTGGGATTTCTACGGCACTGCGCGCCCCAAATTCCACCAGATGCGCCACGGGGTCTTTAGTGTATACGGTTCCCGCGATTCCTGACTGCGACCGATTTACATTGTATTTAATAGATGCTTTTAAATTCCCGGCTTTGCTGGGGGCCAATTGTACTGCCTGAGTGTATACTTCTTTTGTTTTATCCTGTACTGTACCATATATCTCAGTTTGCGTAGCCGCATCATACCGCTGGATATCTGATAGTGCCTTATATACTCCAGTACTAATATCGGCTTTAACATACCTACCCACGCGTTATCACCGCCTGGCAAGTCAACGTGATGGCGATTGCACTGCTTTGATCAATATGTAAAATCTTATGCGGTATCTTTTTATACATGACATAGCAATCGTATCCCACATCGTCACGATTGCGAATCAGGAATCCTTGTGTAATAGCGGTAGCTGGGCCGCTACTGTTCCCAGTCCAGAATTTTGGCTTCAATACTTTGGCCCATACATTCGCAATCAATTGCGGATCCGCATCTTCTTTGCCGCCCATACCGTCATCTGCCATCATTTTTCTGTATATAGAAATTCGTTTGCTCAGTTCTCCAACCCGTATAGTTCCTTTTGATTCCTGCGCTTTGGTATCCATCAAGAACTACCTCCCGCGTTTACCTGTTGAGCCAATCTGCATTGTGCAATCATGCCATTCAGCGTCAATCCGCCACTTTCTGATAGACTGGTAAGGAGATCCGGATTGGACAATAGTTTAGAAACCATGGATATTACTAGCCCTTTAAATAATTTGTCATCATAATCCAACACACATCCCGCATTTACCAAATACTGTTCCGCTGTACTTTGATATATGACGGCGTTTGCCGTTTCTTCTTCAGAATCAATATGCAGCAATTGGGCTAAAGCAGCCGCATCCAATGTGGCCGTTGCCATAAAGAACGCCTCCTTTTACAAAAAAGCAGGACCACAAATGGCCCTGCTTCCTTTTTTTACTTATGCCGTGACAGTAACCGTAAAGGTCGCCGTCGTCCCATCACTCATAATAACTGTAAATGTCTTTGTTCCAGCAGTTTGACTGGCCAAATATGCTGATTTCAGTGTAAGTATTCCTGCCGCATACGTATAGTTGCTGCCATTGACAGTCGCAGAGGCGTTCGTTATCGTTTTTACTGTTACCCCTGTAGCTGCCGCGACGGTAAATGCAAGGTCAGCTGCAGCTGCTATGCTGACCGTTGCCGTTTCAGGACTTACCGCCGTTACGATTTTTTTACCCGCAAAAATCCATTATAAGCAACCACGTTGCCCCCAATATAGACCTCTCCGCGATGCGCAATCATACCTTCTTTAAATTTATAATCCGTAGACCGTTCTACATCCAACTGACTGAATACGGCCAGCTGATAATTCTTTAAATAACCAAAAGCCATGCAGTATGCTCCGGAAGTCGTCCCACTGTCGGCAATAGCCCCGCATGCGGAATTGATAATGAATGGATATCCGTCAATCGTACCATACCCACCGTTGGTGACGATATTGTGGTATTTCTTCCCATCTGCAGTGCGCAGACGTGCAAATGCTGCCAAATCCTTTTTATTCAGGATTAAAACGGCCTGCCCCTCGACAGCTTCATCACCGCCATACCCGAACACGACAGCATCAAGGGTTTCATTATCAATCGTGGAGAATGAAACGTCTTTTGCCGCATCAATCGCCGTTGCCTTATTAGAGAAAATGCCAATAATATGACCGGTAGACCCATCACCAATCATGATTTCTTTTCCCAGTCTTCTGCGTACGGATTTTGTGATTCCCTGCAATGTCAGATCTGCGTAATTGGCAGCTGGCAATTTTAATACTTCATTTGTGATTTCGCTGTATGCTGTTATTTTAGATTTTGTAATGTCCGCATACCCATATGTTTTATCTGCATCGGTATAAACTTTTGCAGTTCCATCTCCTTCCGCATTATATCCACCTGCAGGCGTATCTATTTCATACGGCTGCCGATAGGACTCACCCCCCTGTAACGGCATAACATCCACGCTGTCGACAAGGCTGGATACTTGCTGGAAAGTTCCGTTCACGGTGGATCCGAAGTGAGAAGGGACTACGATGTTAGAACTAGCCACCGTTACAGAACGTCCTTCTCGAAGATTGGTTCCTCGTTTTTCCATTGCTTCTTTTTCAGCCTTTTCACGGTCTTCTTCCTGCTTCCCCTCGCCCGCCACATGAAATCCTTTTCCAGGAACATAGCTACGATTCTGCGGCTGATTATTTGGCTGATTCATCACCTGCTGAGCTGTCTTAGAACGTTGATTTGGGTCATTACCATCTGATATATTCTGAGGTTCACCTGCTGGGGGTTCTGCTGTCAGAGCCGGCTGATCGCAATTGGCAATCATGGTACGAAGCTCGGCAATTTCGGCATTTGAAGTTTCAATTTGTTCCTGCAACGAGCGCAATTCTTCCACATTTTCAGATTTTTCAGATTGGTTAACCAATGCCTGTCGCGCTTCCTCTTTTGCTTTCAACATTTTTTCTAACTGTTTTCTCATTTCCATTCTTATATTCCTCCTAAAATTTTATTTTTAATTTTTAGCATATTTATTTCCTTCGCCCGTTTAGAATTCTCCAATTCCTGTGACCGGACGTTCTCCAACGCCTGTTTGGCATTCTCCAATGCTTGTTTGTCACGAGCGGAAATATCCGTTAAATCATATGCCGGCTCATTTACAGCCGACACTTCAAACACTTTTGAAATAGCATTAATCGTGCGCGTCGGTGTATCGGTATCCAATCCTGTCCAACTATCATCGGATACACAAAAGCAAAAGCTCATACCCGATATATCCCCTCTATTAATCGCAGAATACAAAGCGGATGCTTCATTGTTATTCGTCGTATCAATCCGCGCATTCATGAAAAGCCCGACATCATCAATTGATAATTGCATCGTACTATTTCCATTATTCCGACGACTGCGAGCCAATGGAATTTTATTTTGCATATGATTCACAAAAAACAACACGTCGTCAAAATCGCAGGTGTCAAACGCCCCTCTGGCGATAATTTCATTCCACCACCCACCGATAGATGTTACAGAATCGAATACAGCCGCATGCCCAGATAATTCTCTCTCATCTGAATCCTCATCGTCACCCTTTGCGCTAATAGCAGATGCGGCCCTGAAGTCTCGGACAGCGAAACACCGGGTAACTATTTTTGCTGTATCAATTTTACTATTTTTATTCCCCATTTTTTTCTTCTCCTTTCGGCATTCCTTTAGTACCTTTTGCCATATTCAGCTGATACCCATCCACAATTTCTGTACTGGCATAATTCAAGGATTGTATCTTACGATCTCCATCTGGCTGCGGCTCATATCCAAACATGTCTAAGATCTGGTTAAAAGTAAACAGTCCTGTATTCGTTCCTAACGTAGCCAGTTCGATTTTTTGCTGCGTATTCATAAATTCGGTCCGACTGAGGTAGCACCGTAAATGATGCCCCACATCCTGTTCCCGTTGAGTGAATAAGCAAGCGGACATGGCCTGTTCAAATTCTGTAGCAAAATCTTCCAGACATGTTTGATAAAAAGCGCTATGCTGATCTGCGGTGTAATCACCGGTCATCATCGCTTCTGAAATACCATACCGCTCTCGCACAATGGATTTCAAAAACATCATAACTGTATCATCAATGTGTGGCTGGCTCATTGTAACGGGCATAAACTCTCCCGGCAAATCAGTTGCCACAATACCGGTATGACTGCTACTAATGTGATCTTCAAAATTTTGTCTTGCCTGGTTTAATGCATCTATCCCAATAACAGTTTTCGCATGGTAGATCCCATTAATTTTTAGGCTGGATTG